AAAGAAAGAGAAGCAAGAGAAAAAAGATGACTTGTTTAAATCGCCCTTGTTCCACGAAATGTCTCAGAAGTTTCCTGAAATTTGTCTCAAAGAACTCAAAACTCAAATGGTTGCAAAAAGAGGAGACTTTATATCCGCCATCCTTGCAATCGAACTTAAAAACTTTTCAAAAAACATCCCAGAAGAGTATAAAGAACTATATACTCAAGAAACTTGGGAAAATAGTTATTTTAAATATGTAAGAAAATACGACGAAACTTGGCGTAAAACTTACAAAGATTTCTATCTCACTATTCGCAAAGAACACGAAAAATGGAAAAAGGAATTAACATCTTAACCACTGGACAAACTGTAACCGTAGAGGGAGCAGAAGAACTAATTGCAGAATGGGACGAAGGCAAGCTAACTAGAGAAGAGTTAGTAGAAAAACTTATGAATCTAGAAACAGTGCTTACAGACGTAACCAAGGTAAATGAAGAAGGTCAGTTTAAAGAAACTAAAGAATAATGTGTAAAAATACCAAATGACCTCTGAAAATCCCCAAAGACACATCAAATCTGGGTTTTTCGACCGGTATTTTTCCCTAGGCGTGTCTCAAGGAAACTTAGCAGGGTATAAGTCTGATCCGTACTCTTATAACGGAGCACCTTATCTTCACAGCGGAGTAATCCTACCAAGAAGAGACGACATCCTCTTAGAGGAAGGTGGTGGTGGCCCTAGAGCCATTGAGAAATACATGAGGCTATTTAACGATAGCCAGATTCTCGCCGCTTGGGAAAAACTTATTGGTGAAATTGTACAGAGACCGTGGGAAGTCTATCCCGCCTCTAATTCCGACGAGGATGAGGAGGTTGCCGAGTTTGTAAGACAAGTTATCAATAGAATTGGTACAAACACCAGACAGTCTTATGGTAAAGAGTCCTTAGTTGCAAGTAACGCAGGATTTGATACTTTTGTCAGAGGAATGTGCGAGTCGATTGTGCTTGGCATGTCTGTTAGTGAAATTTGCTGGATGAGACAAGGCAAATATATAGTGCCCTCCGAGCTAAAAATAAGAGACCCCAGAAGGTTCTTGTTCAAGTTAAACGAGGACGGTACAGTAAGCCCAAGGCTTATTACAAAATTCTCTCCTGTAGATGGAATGGGAATTCCTTTAAGAGCTCTTGTTTTACACAGACATTGGGCTTATAGTAATTTCAATGATGTCCATGGCTCTGGGCTGGGACGCCAGTTATATCCTCTAGTAGAGTTTAGAAGAACCCTTCTTAATTTCTGGTTGCAGTACGCCGATAAGCATACTACTCCTACCGCCGTTGGTAAATTTAGCTTAGGAACTCCAGAGGAAGAAGTTCAGGCCTTATTTACCGCCCTACAACGTCTTGGTCAAGAAACAGCTGTTGTTCTACCAGACGAGATGGATATTCAGTGGTTGGAGAGTAATGGTCGTCCAGAGCTTTATAATCAACTTATTAGCTATATAGATCAGCAAATTAGTTTTGTAATTAACGGAGAGACAACTGTTGGCCAGGAAACAGGAAATGTTGGCTCATTTGCTCGCGATCAAATCGCCGACTCTGTGCGTATGCGTAAGGCAAAGGCCTTTTCTGAAGAGCTCGATGAAACAATCAACTCTACATTGGTCCGATGGATCGTAGAACTTAACTACCCTGGCAAGAATCCCCCGCGACTTGTACGTAACTTTGAAGATCTCAAGCAACGTGAAGATCCTGTACGTATTGTTCAAGTTCTTTCTCAGCTAGGAGCACTTGGATATGCAATAGACGATATTGATTGGCTCAGAGACCATCTTAACATTCCTTCGCTGGTCAAGCAGGAAATGCCTGAAGGCGGAATGACGGGAGGAGGGTTAATGCCTCCTGCAGAGGGAGAAGGCGAAGAAGAAGCTCCTATGGCCGAGGACATGGACTTTGGCACTGACCTTATGAAGCTATTTGACTTTGATGAAGGGTCTTTAAAGGAGCGAATTTCTGAGACCATCTCTTCTAACTTTAAAGGTAGCATTGATGACGTAGGTTTCCAAAGAATCGTTTCAGATGCTACAGGAAATGAGATGACGATCTCTAAGCTCGATATTGACGAGTATACTTCTCCTGGTGAGATTATTTACGTAGTCGACAGACTATTTGAGGAAATCAGAAATGTACGTCGGCAGCCTCCAGAGTCTCTAGAATCTAAGAGTTTGTATATGAATGAGCTTCAGAGACTGAAAGCATCTCTGGAACAAGAAGGTTTTACAGAAGAAGATTCTATCTCGCTTGTAAATCTATATAACAATGTATTTAGATTAAATAGATATGTTGTGCATAGAGAGGCGGTTACTTTAGACCCAGAATCTAAAGGATATTGGCGCTGGTTCGATCCTTATTTTCAATAGTTTACCTAGTTTAAATAGTTATTAGAAATATTGCATATATTCTAATTGCTATGCTATCTTATAAGCCAATTACCCAAGCCCAGTACTGGATTCAGGCTTCTCCTTTCCAGCACTATTTCACAACTTTCTCTGGAATTAGAGACACATCTGCCACTACTCAGTATGCGGATGGCGTAAGAGGCCGTATCTTCCAGCTTAAGGGTCCTCGTACTCTTGCAGAAGTTACCCTAACAGTACCTTTTGACCCTGAGAAGCACGCTGATATCGTCGACTTCTGGAAGACCTATGATTGCTCTTTCATTACTCTAACTGTTACTCCTGTTAGTTGTGGTGAAGATCCTTCTCCTCTAGGAAATAGAACTATTACTGTTCCCGACGCCCAGATCACTTCGCTTAACTTTGGTCAGGCCGACAGATCTTCTACAAATGTCTCTACACTAGAGCTTACATTTGTAATGGACACATTCACTTATAACTGATATATTATAGGAGGGTTGAGGTATGTCAACCTCCAATTTATTTTTTAAAGGCTGTTTTTCTGAACTAACGAACGAACAAAAAGCCTCCTTAGAAAATATACTTGAGGAAGATAAGTCTTGCTCGCGCAAAGTGAATCTTAAAGATAAGTCTTGCTCGCGCGAAGTGAATACTTGCGGTATGACTGTTGAAGAGCTATTCGACAAGTATGCGTTATACGATCCGCAGAGGGGATTGTATCGCTCTTGGGGCAATATAATTTTTCCTTGGGACATTGATGCATCTGTTAGATCTAATTTAAATTATTCGCTCACAGACGATAAGTGGAAAGTAGCTAAATACGCTGCTTTATACGCTTATTTTGAAGGAGATAGAGTTCTTTATATTGAAGACGATGGGTATAAAGTTTGCCTATATGAGGCTAACCAAGATATCATAGCAATTGCTGGCCCGCTTGATAGAACTAAGTGGGATATGATTTGTTGTATTGAGTTATCAGAGCCATTTGGCTTACCTACTCTAGAAGAGCTAGAGGAAAGGTGCAACTACTATAATTTAGAATTTTTCTGGAAAAAATGGAAGAACTATTCCGGTAAGTGGGAAGATAACTTTTTTGAACAAACAATTAATACCTGTAATACTACTGGAGTTTCAACCGCAGAGTTTATTGAAAGGCTAAAAGAAAGAGAGTCGGAGTATGAATGTGCTAGTGATAAGAACTCTGATAGATGGCTAGAAGCAAGAGTTAGAAAAGGAAACTTCTATGAAAGAGGGGATTGCGTTTTAGTCAAAGGTGTATGTAAAGACACAATTTGTGTATTTTTAGCACATACAGATATGCCTGCTACTGATGCAATTTACGAAAAGCATAAAAACTTTTTAAACAGTCCTTGGGAAAATTACTTCCTAAGACTTTATTGCTTGCAAACCGGAAGAAACAAATGCCTAGAGTATCAAAGAAAAAATAACCTTTCTAATTATGAGGTGGTAGAGATTGGATCCCAGGGACATTTTGTAGAAAAACCAATTCCTTACAGCTTGGATCCGCCAGTACCTACTTTAGACAAACAAACTGAACAAAAATTAAATCCAACTGTTCTTACCCCACGCGAAATTTTAGATCTAGATACAGAGAATTATCCGTATACAACGGAATGCGATACATAAATAAAGTTTAAAGA